ATGCCGGCGAAAAGAGGTGCGGCTGGCAAATGCAATATGGGGATGCAGTTGCGCCGTCCGCATCGGGACGGCTGGACGGCGAAGAACAAGAAACGGTTTCTGGAAGTGCTCAAGGCCACCTGCAATGTGCAGGAAGCCACACGTTCGGTGGGTTTGAGCAATGCGGGCGTCTATTATCAGCGTCAGCACGATCCGGCCTTCGCTGCCGGATGGGCTGAGGCGCTGGAGCAGGGCTATGCGGAGCTGGAGATGCATTTGTTGCGGCAATCCATCTTTGGTAGCGAGACGACGGAAACGGTCGATGATGGTAAAGAAGGCGGTGTCGTTAAAACCAAAAAGGTTCACAGTTACCCACATGCCATCGCTCTGCGGTTAATGCTGGCGCATAAGGACAGTGTAGAGAGCTATCGGGATGCGCAGGGCATAGAGCGGCCGGGCAGCGAAGCAATCCGTGCGGAAATTCAGGAGAGACTGGCGCAGGTGCGCGAGCGCTCTGGCGGCAGTGGCATGGCGGATGATGGACCGGATGGGTTTGATGCGGGCGAAAGGGATGATGATGTATGAGCCGTTCGCAATGGGAAGAGCTGGCGCACTGGCCTGAGGATAGGCTGGCGGCCTTTCTTGATGTGTTGGGCGAGACGGGACGCGAGACATTATTGCATGACTGGGCGGTGCATGCGCGGCCGGAGCAATTGCCGCCGCCAGGCAAGTGGCGCATCTGGCTGATGCTCGCGGGGCGTGGCTTTGGCAAGACGCGCGCGGGGGCTGAATGGGTGCGGTCTATCGCGGAGAGTGACGGCGATGCGCGCATTGCGCTGGTCGGTGCGACGATGCAGGAAGCACGCAGTGTGATGGTCGAGGGCGAGAGCGGGTTGCTGAGCATTGCGCCCTGGTGGGACAGGCCGGTGTGGCATCCGGCGCTGCGGCGGCTGGTGTGGAAATCGGGCGCGCAGGCGATTGTGCTGGGCGCGGCGGAACCGGACAGTTTGCGCGGGCCGCAATATACGCATGGTTGGGCCGATGAGCTGGCGAAATGGGCCTATGCCGAAGCGGCGTGGGATAATCTGATGATGGGCTTGCGGCTGGGGCGGCATCCGCGCTTGCTGGCGACGACGACGCCGCGCCCGGTGCCGCTGATCCGGCGACTGGCGAAGCAGCATGATGTGATGATGACCCGTGGATCGACACGGGATAATCGCGCCCATCTGGCGGCGGGTTTTGTCGCGGCGATGGAGCGGGATTATGGCGGCACGGCGCTGGGGCGGCAGGAGCTGGACGGCGAGCTGATCGAAGAGCTGGAGGGCGCGCTGTGGACGCGCGCGCTCATTGAGCGGTGCCGGGTCAAGCGCGAGGTGTTGTGGAATGCCGGCGATGCTCCGTTTTCGAGGGTTGTTGTCGCGGTTGATCCGCCTGCGAGCGCAGGAGGCGATGCGTGCGGGATTGTCGCGGTCGGGCTGGGCGTCGATGGTCGCGCCTATGTGATCGAGGATGCGAGCATAGCAGGTGCGAGTCCCGAAGGCTGGGCGGCGCGGGCCGTGAGCGCGGCGGCGCGTCATGGCGCAGACCGGGTGGTGGCCGAGGCGAATAATGGTGGCGATATGATCGTCAGCGTGTTGCGCGCGGCAGAGGCAGAGCTGCCGGTGCGGCTGGTGCATGCAAGCCGGGGCAAGGTTGCGCGCGCTGAGCCTGTCGCGGCGCTGTATGAGCGTGGGCGGGTGGTGCATGTTGGGGCGTTCCCGGAGCTGGAGGATCAGATGTGTGGTATGATGCTGGGCGGTGATTATGCAGGGCCGGGGCGGTCGCCTGATCGCGCGGATGCGCTGGTATGGGCGCTGAGTGAATTGATGTTGCGCTACAAGAGGGAGCAGGCAATTCGCAGCTTGTAACAAATCATTGGTTGCAGTGGAGCTAATCAGGCTTAAAGTTCGTTGTACAGACCGGTCGCCATACATATATTAATATACAACCGTGGCTGAGGAGCGGGATTCGTTTGTGAACCCTGGATTGCAACAACTTGCGAAGGCAGAATCACCAGCCGAGCTATGGCGGGTGGTGCGCAGATACTTCTTGGGCCAGGGCTTCAGGAGTCTGGCGTATTTTGTCGTCAACAGGTCAGGCCCGTCAGGTGGACGCAAGGGCTTTAACATCGTTCAGTACGGGTTCCCTCGCGAAGTTATCAAAGCCTATATTGATGAGGATTGGGGACGCAAAGACCCAGGGCCGGCCTATTCGCTGGCCAAGGGTGTTGCGATGCGCTGGTACGAGATATGGGAGCAGATCGAGCCCGATGCTGAGCAGGCCTCGTTCCTGGAACGTATGCGTGAGACCAAATTAGGTGACGGGTATAGTTTTCCGGTATTCGGGCCGAGCGGGCGCAATGGCTGTGTTACGGTTGGTCGCGCGATTAATGAAACTATCATTGATGCGGTGCCGGTTGATGACATGCATATATTTGCGCAGGCTGCGCATATGCGCTTGTGTCAGCTATTGCCGGACAGGCCACTTGAAAAGCCGCTTTCCGGGCGGGAGCTGGAAATTCTCGACTGGGTGGCGCGGGGCAAGAGCAATGGTGTGATCGCCGATATTCTCGACCTGTCTGGCGCGACGGTCGATACCTATTTGCGGCGCATATATGAGAAGCTGGAAGTGTCGGATCGCACATCGGCGGCGGTGCGCGGTGTTGGTATGGGACTGATCGCAGCTTAGAGAACTGTCGCTGGTATATATGGGTTTTCCGGGCAGCCATTGTGCTGCCCTTTTTGTTATGCTCTGAGGAGTAGCATTCATGAAATTATTCGGATGGAAGGGTGCGGCGGAGACGCCGCGTCCGGTCTTGTCGCGCGCTTATGCGCTAGGCGGTGGTATATTGGGTGAATGGCCTGCGGCTTATGAACCACAGGTGCGTGCGGCGGTGCACGCCAACCCGGTGGCACAGCGCGCGTTGCGGCTGGTGTCGGAGGCTGCGGGCGGTGCGGCACTGGCGGCGAACGGCGCGAGTGCTGCGGATAATGCGCGGGCACTGGTGTTGGCGCGGCATGTGTCGGGCGGGCAAGGGCTGATCGAGACATTGGCGCTGCACCTTCTGTTGCATGGCAATGCCTATGTGCAGATGAGTTGCGATAGTGATGGCGCGCCGCTGGAGCTGTATGCGCTGCGCCCGGAGCGGGTGAGCGTTGATGTCGATGCGCGTGGCTGGCCGGTGGCCTATCATTACCGTGTGGCTGAGCGGGTGACGCGCCTCGCGGTGGAGGATGGCGCGGGGCGCCCGGCGCTGTTGCATATCAAGGCGATCAACCCGCTCGACGATCATTATGGGCTGGGGTGCCTTGGCGCGGCGTCTGGCGCGGTGGCGATCCATAATGTGGCGACGCAGTGGAACAAGGCATTGCTCGATAATGCGGCGCGGCCGTCTGGCGCCTTGGTCTATGACAGTGGCAAGGATGGCGTGGCGCTTTCGGCAGAGCAGTTTGCACGATTGAAAGCGGAAATGGAAGCGGCGTTTCAGGGCGCGACCAACGCCGGGCGGCCTATGTTGCTGGAAGGTGGGCTGAAATGGCAGTCGCTTTCCATGTCACCCGCAGAGATGGATTTTATTGCACTGAAAGCGACGGCGGCGCGAGAGATCGCGCTGGCTTTTGGCGTGCCGCCGATGCTGCTCGGCCTGCCCGGTGACAACACTTATGCGAATTACCGCGAGGCGAACAAGGCGCTGTGGCGGCAGACGATCTTGCCGATGATGGATAAGATTTTGGGTGGAATTGCACAAGGGCTACGCGGCTGGATGCCGGGGCTGGAGCTGGCGGTCGACATGGACAAGGTGCCTGAGCTTGTCGAGGAACGCATGGCCTATTGGGAGCGGATCAGTAGTGCGGCCTTCCTGAGCGATGACGAAAAGCGGGCATTGCTGGGGTTTGGTGAAAATGGGGGAGGTCGTGATGCGTGATAGCGATATGCTGGCGGGTCTTGTGGCGCAGGCGGAAGGAGCGGGCAGTGACCTCGTCATGATCCGTGCGCTGGTGGAAGAGGCGAGCGAAATGGGCGCGGCGCGGGCGCTGGACCGGCTGGGGCTTTCCGACCGGGATGCCGAGGATGATGTGCGCGAATTGCGCGAGCTGCTGGGCGCGTGGCGTGATGCCAAGACGGCGGCGCGTGATGCGGTGATCGGCTGGGTATTGCGCATTGGATTGGCACTGATGCTGCTTGGCATGGCGGTGAAGCTGGGCTTGTTCGGGCTGGTGAAGGGATGAGCGCTGAATTTGGTCCATGCGGGCCTGCAAACGCCGATTTTCTCCGCTACGGTGCTCACATACCTCTAAGTACGCTGCGCTCCGTTGCTCGCAAATCAACGTTTTCGGCTCCACCTGACCCAAATTCGGATGTGTCGGAGGTGAAAGAGAGCGGCATACGCTTTGCGGGATATGCGGCGCTGTTTGACCGCGAGGACAGGGGTGGCGACATCATTCGGCGTGGCGCGTTCGCGCGGGCGATCGGAGCGTGGCGCGGGCGCAGGGTGCCACTTTTATGGCAACATAAGCCGGATGCGCCGATCGGGATTATCGAAAGCATGAGCGAGGATGAACGCGGCCTGCGGGTTGTCGGGCGGGTACGCAGCGATGCGCCTGCGCAGGCTGCAGCGTTGCTTAAGGGGGGCAAGGTCAATGGCCTGTCTTTCGGCTATCGCGTGACGAAAGCGGATGGGCAGGCGCCAAGGGTGCTCAAGGATCTCGATCTGGTCGAAGTGAGCCTTGTGACCTTTCCGATGCAGCCCAATGCGAGAGTTCACGCGGTGGAGTGAACACCTTGGCGAGAATGTTTTCAGGTTATGGGGTGGGATGGCCCCACCCCAACCCCTCCCCTGAAGGGGAGGGGCTTTTTATGCCTCAATCCAAGAGGCTAACGGCAGGAGAAGCCTATGTATGAAGTAAAAGCCGATGCGCTGGAGGAGAGCTTTGATGCGCTCACCCAGGCAGACAAAATTGAAACACTGGAAGCCGATCTGGCCGCGATGAAAGGCCAGGTGGCGGCGGTCCAGCGGTCCGTGGCTGAGCGCCCGGCGCTTGATGGCGTCAAGGGCGTGGAAATGGACCCGGCGCGCGCTGCGTTTGTCGATAAATATATCCGGCGCGGGCAGGAAGCGGGCCTTGAGCTGAAGAGTGTTTCGGGTGCGACGGGCGCAGCGGGCGGTTATGCCGTGCCACGTGAAATCGATGCGATGATCGATAGCACGCTGAAGGCGATCTCGCCTATTCGCACGGTGGCCAATGTGGTCAAGACCGGCTCGGCGGGTTATCGCAAGCTGGTCGCGGCAGGTGGTACGCCCTCGGGCTGGGCCAGCGAGACAGGCGCGCGTGCCGAAACGGGCACGCCAACGTTCAACGAGATTGCGCCGCCTTCGGGCGAGCTGTTCGCCAATCCGGCAGCGTCTCAGACGATGCTTGATGATGCGCAGTTTGATGTGGAAGCCTGGCTTTCGGGCGAGATTGCGCATGAGTTTGCCAATGCTGAAGGTGCTGCTTTTGTGAATGGCAGTGGCACCGACCAGCCCAAGGGTTTCCTGACCTATACGGCGACCGATGAAGCGGACGGGGTGCGGGCTTTCGGGTCGCTGCAATATGTAGCGTCTGGCGCGGCGGGCGCTTTTGCGTCCTCCAACCCGCAGGACAGGCTGATCGATCTCGTGCAGTCGCTGAAAGCGCCTTATCGTCAGGGTGCGGCGTTCGTGATGAACAGCAGTACGCTGGCGCGCATTCGCAAGTTCAAGACGTCTGATGGTGCGTTTTTGTGGCAGCCTTCGCTGAGCGCGGAAAACCCAGCGACCTTGCTGGGCTATCCGGTGATTGAGGCTGAGGATATGCCGGATGTGTCCGCAGATAGCCTGTCGATTGCCTTTGGCAATTTCCAGCGTGGTTATGTGATTGCCGAGCGCAATGAGACGAGCATCTTGCGCGATCCGTATAGCAACAAGCCGTTTGTGCATTTTTATGCGGTGAAGCGCATTGGTGGCGCTGTGACCAACTCGGAAGCTATCAAGCTGATGAAGTTCGCCACTTCCTAAGGCGAGCAACCTCGTCATGCCAGCGCAGGCTGGCATCTCTGGCGGAAATATCCAGCCGACTGAGATCCCAGCTTTCGCTGGGATGACGGATAAACACTCCCCTGACCTGACCCCTTCGGCGCGACTGTGCCGGAGGGTTTTTGTGGGGCTAGAGTCTATTCCACGTACGTGGATCACGGCACCAGCCCACTCCCCCACCCGACCTCCCATAAGGTATAATTTTTGGGGGATCGGGTGGGGGAGTGGGCTGGTGCGGAATGTTTCAGTGTAACTGAAACAGAATCTAACCGAAATTATATATGCGGAGGCATGAGCCATGACGATGACCATGGGTGCGGTGGCGCAGACGATAATCGACGATGCGCTGGCTGAGACGAAAGCCTGGCTGCGGATCGAAACGGCGCATGATGACGCAGCGATAACGGCACTGCTGCGCGCGGCCATTGGCATGGCTGAGGATTTTTGCGGGCAGCTGATGTTCGTACGCAGCGGCGCCGAGATGCTGAGCGCGAGCAGCGAATGGGTGCGTACACGCGCTTGCCCAGTGCGCAGCATTACGGCAGCGCGGGGGGTGCCCGCTGAGGGCGCGAGCTTTGCGTTAGCGAGTGATGCCTATGCGATTGACATCGGCGCGGATGGTGACGGCTGGGTGCGGGTGATGCAGCCGGGTGCTGCGGGTCGGGTTGAGGTCGATCTGACGGCTGGCATAGCCGATGATTGGCTGAGCCTGCCAGATGCTTTGCGGCAGGGGATTGTCCGATTGACGGCGCACCTTTTCGCTGAGCGAGAGAGCCAGGCGCCGCCATCCATCGTGACGGTGTTGTGGCGGCCATGGCGCAGGATGCGGGTCGCATGAGCGGGCTGGAGACGGTGAAACACGCAGGCGTGCGGATCGCAGAGCAGCAGGCGGAAACCAAACGTCAGGAGATGGTGCGCGAAGCGGAAGCATTGCAGGACATTTCGGCCCGTGTTGAGGGCGAGGATGTTGTGTTTGAAGGGCGCGGTTTGCTGGACCGCTGGATTCGCGATGCGAGCATCAGAAATATCGGGAGAACCGGGCGATGAACGCGGAATATGACATTCGCAATGCATTGATTGCCGAGCTGCGCTCTGATGTGGTGCTGAGTGCGCAGGTGAACCGGGTTTATGATGGTTTCCCTGTTAAGGCGACGCCGCCGATGCTGGTGGTGGGGGATGTGTTGGGTGGTGACTGGGCGGTGAAAGACCGACCGGGGCGCGAGCTACGTATCGGCATTACGATAGAGGATGATATCGAGACGCCGACACGGATAAGCACGATTATGCCATTAACGGATGCAGCGGTGCAACGGCTTAACGGGACGGTGGCCGGGTGGCAGGTTGGTAGCCTGCGCATGGTTCGCTCGCGGTTGTTACGCAGCAATCGCGGGCGGTGGAATGCGTTGATGGATTATCGCATCAGAGTGCTTGCGGGTTAGGTTGATTTCGCTTGCGCAAAATAGTGAAACCGGCCCGCTCCTATCCGACCTCTCATCTAGGATATTCTGAAATGGGAGGTCGGGGGAGAGGAATGGGGCCGGTACGGGGCAGTTTCAGCTATGCTGAAACCAGCTAATCATTCAGCGTTATCGAAGTCGTCGGTCACTTTTTCGACATAGCCGAGGATCTGGTCATCAGCGTCTTCTGTGGCCTCTTCGTCAGTCATACCATCGGCTTTGTCGAGCGCTATCAGGGCTTCGCGGAACTTGGCTTCCTGCTTGGCGCACTTGGTTTCCAGTCCCTCGATAAATGTGTCTCTGGCAACTTTCCGATCCATTGCGTCACGGGTGTAGTCGCCCATGCAGGAGGCATAGGCCTGACGCGCTTTTGGAACCGCATCTGCCGGGGAAGACGCCGCTAAAATCAGTGCAACGAAAATCATAAGTCCCTCCATTTCGATGGTCGGAAAATTACTACGACTCGATGTCGTATTGGCCATCACTTTCTTCAAGGAGTAGATATCCATGAGCGTGGAAAAAGGAAGCGCATTTTTCCTAGGGTCAGGACCCATTGATTTGGGGCGATGGATGTGATTCAGGCGGCTGCGAAGGAGCCTGAAGGATGCGTGATTTGTTTTGGCTGACTGACGAGCAGATGGCACGGTTGCAGCCCTATTTTCCG